TGAGAATATTCGGCCAGGCCCTTGGCGATCTCGGCGGCCAGCTGGTCTACTGATACGTTAGCCATCTGCTGTCACCCTTTCACATACCAGCTCCATCATTTCGCTTTTTGCCGGGTTGTTATAAGCCCGTATCAGCTTGTACTTAACCCCATCGGCTTCAATTTTAGTCTGACCACTATATTCATTCGCCCAAATGATAAAAGTCTTTTCAGGCTTTAATCCGGTTACGGCCGCATTGTAAAACTCGGATTGCCGGACGCCGGTTTCCTCAGCCCATACCTCATTTGTTGTTTCAGTCTCCACTTGATTGCCAATATCATCATCAGTCACAGTAATTGATACTAACTTAATCTTGAGATTCTGCAATATAATCACCTGCCAATGATAGGGCTTGCATCAGACCGGTGTAGGCTTTACAGTACTGCTCACCTTTACCCATATAATCCTGCTGCCAGCGACAATAAAGCTTAACCGCCTTAACGATCAGAGGTTGGGACTGATCGCTTATATCAATCCCAACCCTCTGTAAGTCCATCAAAGCAGCGTCTATATCGCCCTGGATATCAACATCCAGGGCATTACCTGATATCCTCAGGTTTGCTTTTACATCGTCCAGGAGGGCCATATTGCCACCTCCTAAACAACGATATAAAGGTCGATGTCATTCAACCCATCCGGAGTACCATTCGGGTCAAATACGTTCTTCTCAAGTTCATCGGCATCGTTAGTAACAGTACCGCTATCAGCCGCTTTGCCGAATAATTTCAGTATTACCAGTTCATCAGCATAAAGCATATAGGGTATTCCAAATTTATCGCCCCAGCCAACACTGATCTGGTCGTAGGGTACGCCCTGTACGGTAGTTTTGTCAAACGTGTCAAGGGTAACACTGGTATCGTCCGCGTCTTTCACAGCAATATCGAGCGTGGAATCCTGTGCCGCGGGAACCTTGGCCTCCAGCGTGACATTTGCAGTTGCTGCAGCAGCTGTATAATGGGCTCCCACAACCTCATCAGCATTAAGCGCAGCGGCTATTTTAGTCGCAACTTCTGCTGTCGTGTTATCATCTGTCGTTACAGCGACATTCACATCCCTTGTGTGGGTTTCGCCCGGGATTGCTGCTCCCGTAACCGTGAGAACAACCGTTCCCGCTGCGGATGCTCCAGCAGTAACAGCCACAGTCCCCTTCTGCTTTGTCGGAGTATGATTCTGCACGGGCAGGTCGATCTTAGTTACAGTCTTAAAAGCCAGAGTACCGTCAACAGCGGTGGTACCGTTGGCCTGAATTTCCTCAGTAATTACCGTACCCGCAAAATCGGTGCCAGTAATTTTTACTTTTCCGGTTATTCCCGATACATTCCCATCAATCCTAATGTTTCTTGGTACTGCCGGGTTGGTAATTCCGGTAGTAATCGCCTGTACCGCAGCACCCAGGTTCATGGCAGCGTGCACCCCGTCGGAGCTAGCCGCCGGGGCGTCCTCTGCGTCAATGTGATAGTGAGCTAAGAAGGCGCGGTCGATATCCACGCCTTCTATGTCAGTCATAATGTTTTGCCCAAATTTATGATTATAGCCTGGTAAAGTCATTAATCAGTACCTCCTAGCTAGATTTCTTGACCAAGGTGACAAGGGAGTTCTTATCGACTACCTTACCATCTACCAACATGATGGCCTTTGTTACCTGGTCGTCAGTGTCGTTGTCCTCGTACTTCTTAATGGTCATCTGCAGGTTGGTATTGAGGACATAATCCTTCGGGTTAAACAGGAACGCAAAGGTCGTATCAGCAGACGGTGCTGCAGCATAATTGTCCATGTAGTCATTCAGGATTACGGTCCGGCCCAGCAAGGTTCTTTCCGGTTTTCCGCCAATGCCATAAGTTACCCGGGCGATCGGCTGTCCCTCCGCATCAACCATGCCAACAAAACAGTTCATAAAAGTGTACTTGGTCATGAACCAAACCGCCCCATTTTCATAGGCCAGGGGCAGGGCGGCTTCAGCGGCCACCAGTTTGGCGTAGTCAACTTTGCCAGCCTTGGTAATCTCAATCTTCTGACCAGTTGCCGGGGTCTCTGCCAGTATGCCCAGGGGCTGATAAGCGTCCCCGCCGGTACCGCTGATGATAGCCTGCTCAAGTGCTTTAGTCATAGCTTCTACGACATTGTTGATCAGTGTAGTTTCAAAAATTGCCAGGGTTACGGTATCAACTTCTAAGGATACTGATACAGCACAGCGTAACTTGTAATAATTAAATGTTACAGAGCCGGTAGTTTTATTCTGCTTTGTGGATCCAGACCCCTCAGCTACCCAAGTAGCAGTCGGCTTGACACTGGACGTTGGGATGGCCAGGCCACCCTTGTAACTGGTGCGGGTGACCAGGGGCAGGATCATTCCGGTGGCTTCCATCTTCTCGATGATTTTTTCCATGACCGGCGCGGGGATCACATGGCCCACATCGGTGGTTTTGGTATTGGCATCGGTGTTCAAAAATTTAGCCGGAATAGGCTCACCAGCCAAAACATTGCGCATAAACGCGGTACGGTATTCAACACTTGCATACAGATTGTCTTTAGTAACAAATTCGGTGGTCATATTCTCAATCACCTTTCCTTCCACAGGAGTATTTTTATTTTCCAACGGGGTTATGGTAGTTTTGTCATTGAGCGCGACCAGGTTCGCCTGAGCCTTACAGGCCGCCTCAAACTTAGAGTCCAGGTCTTCCACTTCTTTGACCTTAGCTTCAAATTCGTCTAGCTTGCCAGTATCTATCAAGGCCTGGGCCTCATCCATCAACTTTTTACGATCCGCTAAATACTTTTCTCTGTTCATCTTGTACCTCCTAGTTTTAATAAATTTAGTTTTGCCTGAGCTTTTTCAGGCGTTAAAATACCCGCCTCATTGAGCGGGTTCTTGACAGTGTTTCTTACTTTTTCAATTACTGACTGAGGTATCAGAGGCGTCTGATAAGCCGCTGCCAGTTTTAGGTTCTGGCTTTCGGCAATCTTATCAATCAGCCCCTTATCTACAGCCTGTTGAGCTGTGAGCCAGGTTTCCTGATCCATCATCGCCAGGGCTTCCTTCTCACTCATACCGGTTTTCGCCATGTAGGCCGCAGCGATTGACCTGTTGGCTGTCTGCAGCACATCACTGCTCTTATCCATGACATGATAGTCTCCCTGAGCCCTGCCAGATACATTATGTACCATGACCATGGCAGTAGGAGCTATATCACTCTTACCAGCACAAGCAATTACACTGGCCGCTGATGCCGCAAATCCAACAACATGGATATTAACTTCACCTTTGTAGCTTCTTAGGGCAGAGTATATTTCAGACCCGGCGAAAATGTCTCCCCCTCCGGAGTTTATATACACTTCCAGGGGCTCCCCATTGGCCTGGTCGATCAACTTGTTTACGTCGTTAGGACAGGTGGCGTCCATTTCGAACCACTCATAGATCCACTTATCATCATTACTGACGATCGTGCCTTTCACATCGATTCTCAACCTTCATCACCCCCTTTTACTACAGCGGTGTCAAGCCGCCGGATGGGCTCATCGCCGCCGTCAACCGGTACCAGGTTAAATACTTCGCGCCATTCATTCGGCGTTAGGGCGCCTCGGTCAACCATCCGAGCCAAGTTTAGCTTAGTCTGCATACTGGCCGTGGCCAGGTTAGCCGCCTCGAATAGTATCCGATTCCCGAATCCACGTTCTCTCCGACTGAATAGCTTCCGGGTAAATTCATTGCTAAGTTCAATTACCATCGGCTCAACCTCGGCCTCGTAATAAGCGTTCCACCCGTTTTCATCGTAGTCACTCTGGACTATTTTCTGGTTGGTGTTAAACAGTGAATAAATGCGCTGCGTGGTCTTGTCCATCTGCGTGGCATTGGGAACATAGTCTTTGGGATCGATCTGTTGGGCTTCTGCCTTTGCATCCGTGGCTGCTACCCCGGTCCCGGAGTTTTCTATACTGAGAAAGTTTGTTGCAAAATCCGTCGCCCGGTCTTTCAGATCCTCGGGGCGCATTGTCGAGGTAAACTTAAGCAGCCACCGAATGATCCCACCATTTTTAATGGCTTTGACTATGCCCTGGTCGGTAGTGGTGACTATCTCCATCAGTGGGGCCAGGGCCGGGGCTATCGGGTCTCCAAAAATATCGTTGTTATTGAAATCCTGCCGCAAGTGGATTATGTCAGCATAAGGGAAGGTATATATTTTCCCGTTTGCAAACATGAATTTTAGATACAGCGTATACTTCTTGTCGTAAATCGCCTCAGCTGACACTGCCGGGATAGGATAGATCTCGGTTGGATACCCGAACTCATCCCGGATAATAAGAGCAAAAGCATTATTATTGAGAACCAATTGGGACGCCAGCTTCTCCTGCAGCTTCTGCCCGGTCATGTATGGATTCGGCTCTTCTAGTAGAAATCTGATGTAGGGCTCCGGATTGACTTCTAGCTTTCGGCTGCCGTCTTTCTGGATGGTCTGCCGCACATGCTTTGCCACCAGCTTCCCTATAGCCTTTACTTTAGGCCGCATAGCCGCCCGGACGATATCGGACTGATAAATCTTGCCGTTCCAGGCATAATACCCGTTACCACGCTCTGTTACCAGTTGAAATTTAGTCTGTTGTGTGGGTTCCTTGTTCCTAAATCGGTCAAATAATCCTATGGGATTCACCCCCCTTAAATAAGGCTTTGGTATTCGTCCAGCCTATCCTGTAACACCACATAGGCATTTAACAAGGCTGCGGTACCGTCAATGCGCTTAGTTCTTTTCGAGGTCTTGCATGGCTGTATATTGCCGTTTTTATCCTCCTCAATCGCTGTATTCGCCAAACACCACTTTGTGATGGGGTTATTGTTGTAATTTACAAGTTTGCTTTCTAAGTCAACGCCCAGCTGCTGCATAGGACTGGATAAAGTTTTCTTACCTTGGATAACCGGAATCATAGATTCTTTTCCAAAGGTCCCTCTCATTTCCTCAACCCAGTAGGTAGCTGACCAGCTATCATAACCTACCCATGGGATATAAATATCGAGTTCATTCTGTACTTCCAGAAACCACTCGGTTACATACTTGGCATGAACCTTGTTGCCCGGGCAAGTCCTGACCAGGCCTTGTTCAATCCAAAGGTCATAGGGAATCTTATCTTCCTTGACCCTCTGCTCTACTAACTCCTCAGCTATCCAGTACATACCCAAAGCGTATATGTGCCGGTCCCCTGGCACCATAAAAATAACGGCTGCCGCAGTCAGGTCGGTTGTACTTGATAGGTCAGCGCCGCCGATCCCGTACCTGGGCCGTAATTCCGCCAGGTCAAAAGTATCGGTATTGTTCAACTGTTCAAACGACAGCCAGGCCTCGGAGCTGGTCTCCCGGATATTAAATTCTTTACAGACCAGGTTTTTTACCAGAGCCGGATTAGCCTGGGCTTTTTTCACCTTCGCTGTCAGCTGCTCAAGGCTCTTAATGGTTCCTAACCCTGGGTTTGCCTTCTTCCAGCAAGCCGGGTCAATCCACTCTTTGCGGTTGTCCAGCTCATAAATAAAAGCTATAAAGTGTTCGTCTTTATAGCCGTTCTCATCGAAGTAGCCATTGATTACCCTTTCGGCTTCCTCATATTTCTGGTCATATATATCCTCACGGATTGTGCCGGCGGTGGACGTTATAAATACCAGCGGCTGCTCCCGGGCAGTGGTGCCGTCAGCCATAATGTCATAAAGGGCTTTGCCGTTCTTCCACTGGTGGATCTCATCCATGAGTACCCCGTGGACGTTAAGGCCATCCAGGGTGTCGCTGTCACTGGCCAGTGGCTTATATGTGCCATCGTTGAAGTCGCTGACCAGCTCAGCCACCAGGGGCTTGATTCTTTTTCGCAGCGCTGGTGATTTCTTCACCATACGCTTTGCTTCACTCCATATAATTTTGGCCTGGTCGCGTTTAGTGGCTACTGCATAAACTTCAGGACCAGGTTCATTATCGCCCACTAATAAATAAAGCCCCACTGCTGAAGCTATCAGAGATTTACCATTTTTCTTTCCAACGATTAAAACTGCTTCCCGGTACTTCCGACAACCGGTAATATCTATAAAACCAAAGACGGTGGCCAACAAAGCCTTTTCCCATAGCTCGAGAATTACTGGCTGACCACCCATTTTTCCTTTAGAGTGTTTACAATAATTCTCAATAAACTCTATAACATGGTTAGCTCGCTTCGGGCTGTAATAATACTCACTTGCATTGTCAGTTAAATCATAAACTATTTTTTTGTATGTCTTTTTAATCTTCTCGCTGACTACTTCCTTACCGCTTTGTATCTGCTCCCAGTACTCTAAAATAGGATTGTAAGTTAATGGGTACTTAATCATCTTCCCGCCCACCTACGAAACCGTCAAAGCCATCATCCTCCGGCTTTGATTCTTCCTTAGGCAGTAAGTCAGTGAGCTGCTTAATTATCTTCTGGTAGCTGGTATTCATAGTATTGTACAGATCAGCTACTGGCCGTTTACGCTCATAGGGATCCTGGTCCTTACCCTGTTGAAACATCTCGACAAACCCATTCCGGTCTAAGTCAGATTCAAAATCTTCCAGGGTGGCTCGCATGAAAGCAGCTCTCTGGATCAGGCCCTCGACTGTTTGTTTTTTTTGCCCCTCTAAATTTTTGTAAATTTTCTTAAGTCTGTTCTCTTCCTTCTTAATTCGTTTAGTTTTTTCCAACTGCTTTCACCTCCTCGTATAAGCTTTTAAATATGGCAGGTTTTTTAAGGGAGGGGAGACTGCAAAATTACCTGTGTATTATTCCGAGGTCCCCTGCCCGGTCCCTGTAGGGCCTACGGATATTTCAAAATGGGGGGGG